CTGCGGCGGCAGCTACGAAAGCATACGCAGGGGTCAAAGCATTTATTGAAGCAGGCAAGTCCATTGAGGATACGTTTCAAGTAGTAGCCAGATGGCAGGGCCATGCATCAGATGTTTTGTATGCAAATCAAAGGCAACAGAAAAAACGCAATCCGCTCAAAGATGTGGTGTTTGCAAACTCAGTAGAAGCAGAAGCGGCACAAATGTTTGCCGCAAAGAAAAGGATAGAGACACAGAGAAAAGAGGTAATAACATTGCTGCAGTATGCATACGGTAACGAAGGCTTAGAGGAGTACCGTAACTGCATGAAAGAAGTTCAGGCGCAAAGGCAGAGGGAAGTTTATGCACAGCAAGAAGCAAAGGATGCGTTAATTAAATCATTTTGGATTGCAGTTCTTGTGGGTATAGCTGGTTTATTGATTACGTTTATTGTTACAGCAGTTTCAGGAAAATGAAGATGGAAGAGTCAACAAAACAAGTAATAGATGTAATCAGCTTTGGCACTGTTTTAGGCACTATCTCTGCCATTCTTCCACCACTTTCTGCTCTATTTACAATTATTTGGGTAGGTATCCGTATTTGGGAAACCGATACAGTCCAAGAGTTAACAGGTCGGAAGCGTAGGCGCGATGAAAAAGGCCGATTCGTCAAGGATGATGACTAATGTTGCAAGCACTGTTAGGGCCGATAGCAGGGTTAGCAAAGACATGGATGACCAATCGCCATGAGCAGTCTCAGGCTAAGCACCAAGCAAAGATGCAAGTCATCAGTAACACTGCCACCTGGGAAGAAAAGATGGCTGAGGCCAGTGCTAGTAGCTGGAAAGACGAGTTTTGGACGCTTGTATTGGCAGTTCCGCTCTTTTGTTTGGGTTACAGCGTTATTGTTGATGACCCCGCTATTCTTCAGCGCGTTTCTAACAGTTTTTCTGCTTTGGATAATCTTCCAGATTGGTATCAGTATCTATTATTTCTTGCGGTATCTGCGTCATTTGGAATACGTGGTGCTGATAAGCTGATGAAGCTGAGGGCTAAGTAATGCCAGAAGGCAGATTAATAGATCAGTCTGGTTTTGATAATCCAGGAGGTGGTGGCAATTCTAGCGGTGGAACTGTTGAAGGTATGCTTAACCAGACATTTGCTACTGGTGGCACAAGAGTATTAATAAACTCACTTTCTCCAGAATCTGCTGAAGAAAGAGAAAAACAAAGACAAGCGATAATGCAGCAGTGCGCTGCTAGCGGAGGTTATTTTGCCGCTGGCGTTTGTCACACAGGCCAGGCTGCTGTTGATGTAGCGACAAGACAAGCTGAAAGTGACACTGCCTCATCAGCAATAACTGACAAAGCTAATAATTGGCTTGGAGAACATGCAGATGAAATCGATGAAAACGGTAATTTTGTAGGTGAGGTAACAGAAGAGCAGGAGACTGCTGCTGATGAAGTAACAAACACTGCAGAAGAACAGAATGTTGATACAGATACAAAAGATTCTGACGGAGCAGAAGAACAAGATACTGAAACTGAAACAACACTTGGGGGTTTTTTTAAAGATTCTGATGTAAGCATAGGTGGAGAAGGTTCTTTATTTTTTAACAAAGATATTCTTGGCAGTATTATTGTAGGTGGTGGTGGTGATCCGACTCCCACAAATCCTGAGCCAGAACAAAAAGATAAAGACACTCAGGGTGATACAGCAGAGCAGCTAGAAAAGGATGGACAAATAGCCGAAGAGGAAACAAAAGATAAAGATAATAGGGCTGAGCAAGCTGAAAAAGAAGCTACAGAGACAGAGCAAAAAGAAAAAAACGTCATTGAAGATCCAGAGTCTGAGCTTAAAGATCCTGAAGAAACAGAAGAAAAAGAAAAGGATGCAGAGGAAGCGGCAAAAGATGCTGCTGAGCAGGCTTTAAAAGATACTACGCCAGATGATACTTCTGAGGCAGAGCAGAAAGAAAAAGATCTAACTGAATCTATAAATGAGTCTGTTGGCAACAAAGACACCACGGAGGATGCTTTTGGTGACACTACTCAAAATAAAGACACTGAAGATGAAATTGTAGAAATTCAAAATAAAGATACTGAGCAAGTAACTGATTTGGTTTCTAATAAAGATACCGAAGATTCATCATTGGATGTGCAAAACAAAGATACTGAGGACTCTAGTGTTGATACTCAAAATAAGGATACAGAGGATTCAACTGTAGACGCTCAGAATAAAGACACTGAAGATTCCAATACAGATACACAGAATAAAGATACTGAAGACTCAAATTCTAATATTGAAAACAAAGATACTGAAGATTCAAACGCGGATACTCAGAATAAAGATACTGAAGATTCTACTGCTGATACGCAGAATAAAGATACTGAGGACTCATCTGCAGATACTCAAAACAAAGACACAGAGGATTCATCTACTAATGCGCAAAATAAAGATGGTGGTTCTGGTGGAGAAGAGCAATCAGCTGATACGAAGAATAAAGATGGTGACCCTAGTGGAGAAGATCAAAACTCTGGTGCTGGAAATAAAGATGGCACTGAAACCAGTGACTTAAACAAGGATGGCGAGTTAAGCCAAGATCAAGTATTTAATAAGGATGCCGAAATGGTATCCGATCTTGCTGGAACAAAAGATAGTGGTGGTTCTGAAGGCGACAAAGATGGTGAAAATTCCTTATTTGAGCTATTCAAAGATTTTGGCGGTGGGGTGGGTATTGCTGCGGCTGCTCCAAAAGCCACGGATTTTATGTATCGACTGAGTTTTGATACTCCAGCATTAACGAATGTCTCTATAGGGCAAGCAGATTATGTTCAGCAGCTAGAAAGAAGCATTGAAAATAGTCCCAGCAATGCACTAGACGGGATTATTCAAAGAAATCGCGGGATGTTTACATAATGACATACTTGAATTTAGTGAATGGAGTGTTGCGGCGTCTTAGAGAAGATGAAGTTAGCAATGTATCGGAAAACACTTACAGCAAAATGGTGGGTGATTATGTAAATGACGCCAAAGATCTTGTGGAAACTGCATGGGATTGGTCGCCATTACGCAATACTTTAACAATCACTACCTCGAATGGTGACAATCTGTACTCACTAACTGGGAGTCAAAGCGAAGGTAAGGTTCTCAACTTTATCAATGATACTTCTAACTGCCTAGTCGAGTATCAGACTCAGAACTGGTTTGATGATAAGGAGTTTATCCAAGAAAGTCTTACGGGTTCACCCAAATACTTTACCTATGCTGGGGTGGATGGTAACAGTGATACTCAGGTCAAGTTATATCCGACACCTGACCAGGCATATACGCTAAAGGTTCGTTTAGTTTTAAGAAATGTAGCACTATCAGCAAATAGTGACACTCTGGCTATACCTAGCGCTCCTGTTTTGCACATGGCAATAGCCTTGCTGTCTAGAGAAAGAGGTGAAACAGGCGGTACGTCTACTGCTGAATACTTTGCAATTGCTGACAGGCATTTGTCTGATGCGATTGCTCTGGATGCACAAAAGCACCCAGAAGAAACAATTTTCTACACACCGTAGGATAGGTTATGGCACAGCCGTTACGCAGCATTGATCTTGTCGCTCCTGCCTTTAAGGGCGTTAACTTGGAAGATTCTCCTATTGCCCAAGATACGTCATTCGCAGAAATCGCAGATAATGCAATTATTGATCGACAGGGCCGATTAGCATCTCGCCAAGGTAATAATGTTTTGACCACCAACAAAACAGCGTTGGGCTCAGATCATATCCATAATATCCATGAGTTCTACGACAGTGCTGGCAACGAAACGATATTTAGCACTGGTAATAATAAGATCATGAGCGGCACAACCACACTGACAGATGTAACTCCTGGCTCATACACAATTACAGCAAATGATTGGAAGATCGTAAACTTCAACGACAAGGCTTACTTTTTCCAAAGAGGTTTTGATCCACTAGTTCACGATAATAGCAATGGGCTGAGAACTTTTACGGTGGCTAATGGCAGTGCCACTAATGCTACTTTTAAGGCTAATGAGGTAGTTGCTGCATTTGGAAGGTTATTTATTGCTGGCAATGCTACTAATGACACGATTATTTATTGGTCTGATTTGTTGAATGGTAATGCTTTTACAGGCGGCTCAAGTGGGAACATTGATGTATCTAAGGCTTGGCCTAATGGTGCTGATAAGATTGTTGCTTTAGCAGCGCACAATGACTTTCTTGTTGTTCTTGGTGAGCACAGCATTATTGTTTATGGCGGCGCTGATAGCCCTGCAAACATGGCGATTAGCGATACAATTTCTGGTGTTGGCTGCATAGATCGAAAAACAGTAGTCAATATTGGTACTGATCTATTGTTTTTGAGTGATGATGGTTTAAGAAGCCTTGGCAGGACAATACAAGAAAAGTCTTTGCCTATATCTGAGTTAAGTCGCAATGTAAAACAAGATTTAATTAGCAAGATTGCATCCAAAACCAGCCCTGCCAGCACAGTATATAGCCCTGAAAACTATTTTTATTTACTAGCTTTACCTGATAGCAACCTTGTTTACTGTTTTGACCTTAGAGGTCGACTAGAAAATGGTGCGTTTCGTGTAACAAAATGGCCTAGTGTAAATTTTAAGTCTTTTGGTAGGGATAGAGACGGAACAGTTTATATAGGCACTACAGATGGCATTGGTAAATACGATGGTTTTGATGACAACAACTCATCTTATATTTTCCGATATTCAAGCCCTGGTTTGACCTTTGGCGATGCATCAAAAATTAAGATATTGAAAAAGATACGACCCACGATTATTGGTGGTAGTAACTCAGACATAGTTCTTAGTTGGACATATGATTTTTCAGTTGAGGCAAATACATCGACATTTAAGATAGGCACAGTTTCACCAGGATTTTATGGTGTGTCAGAATTTACACAAGTTGAGTTTTCCTTGGGCGATTTAATAAGTCGCAAATCTTTAAACTGCACGGGGAATGGCACTGTTATTTCCGTAGGTTTGCAGGCGGAAGTAAACGGTGCATCTATATCGCTACAGAATATGAACGTACTGGCTTTAGTAGGCAAAACATTGTGATTGTATATATAAATAAAGTTTTTGGAGGGATAGTTGAATGTCTCTTTTAGGTGATTTGGCGGGTTTAGCAGCGGTTTATAAAGCCTATGATGTTCTTGGCGAAGCTGGTGATACTACTCAAGCAGATGCTAATACGATTGCTGAAGATGTTTTTCAAAAATCACAGTTTCAACCCTTTGGTATAACTACAGGAACTACCAGGGGTACAGTTGGTCAAGCTGGTGATCTTAATTTAGCTATTACTGGTCCTGCTGCTGGTGTTCAGGCAGCATTGTTTCAAGATGCTAGGCGAGCTACTGGCGCTCCTCTTGGCACAACAACTACTGGTGATTTTGGTCAGGAGTTATTTCGTAGCGCAAGAGGAACTTTGGGTTCTGCGCCAATGGGCTTGGAAGAACAGGCTATGGCAAGCTCTCAAGCGTTTGGGCTTGGCAGTCAGCTTATGTCTCAAGTGGGTCAAAGCACTGAAGAACGTGAGCAAGAAATATTTAACCGGATCAGAGCTAGACAGCTGCCAGAAGAAGAGCGCCAACGACTTGCTTTAGAGGAGCGTTTATATAATCAAGGCAGACTTGGTGTGCAAACAGAAATGTTTGGTGGCACAGGTGAGCAGTTAGCACTTGCTAAGGCGCAAGAAGAAGCCCGAAATACAGCTGCATTGCAGGCTATGCAACAATCTATGGCTGAGCAAGCACAACAAGCCGCACTTGGGTCACAATTTACTGGACTAGGTTCTGGCCTTGCTACTCAAAGACAGGCTTTAGAGGCTGCTAGGCAGGCCCAGGGGCTTCAAGCTGCACAGCTGGGTCTTGGCATGTTTGCTGGTCGACAGGGGTTACGTCAAGCTCAAACACAAATGGCAGTGAACGCTTTGCGCGGCGCATTGTTGCCTGAATCTTTGGCCCTGAATACGTTGCAGCAAGGTCTTACAGCTTCTCAGCTGGCTCAAAGAGCGCAGCAGTTTGGTACTGGTATGTTTGGTGAGGCCAAGATGACAGGTGTAGATGCACAGCTTGCTGCCGCTCTTGGTCAAGCTAACCTTATGGGTAATGTTGGTTCAGGTGCTTTGGCTGCTAGTGCACAAAGCAGTGGCGGCGGATTATTTGATTTTCTATCCAACCTATTTTGATATTTGGAGATAAATTATGGCTGCTGGAACACCACGCCCAAATTTAAGACTTAGCTCGGCTACTTTAGGCCAGCTTGCTAATCCAGGCTTTGCTAGTGCTGCTGGTGCAGCTATTGGCGCTAGCATGTTAGCCCCAGAACGCCGCGAAGATGAGCGCATTGGTCGTGCGGCAGAAGAAGAAACGCTAGATCTTTTGCGCCAGGCTCAGATAGCTCAAGAGCAGGGTGACACAGGAATGTTAACTGGTGTTTCAAATCGCCTTGGTGAGTTATTGCCTACAGTTAAAGATGAAGAAATACGAGACACTATTAGCGATGCTATGGGTGTAGTAAATAGTCGACGTACTGCTACTCAGACTCAACAACAAACAAATCAAGCTACTGCATTGATAAGAGTTGAGGAAGAATTAGCGGCTATGGATACTCAGATGGGACCTAGAGATGATACACAGGAACAGGTTTATCAGAGTTTGCAGAATCGTGCTAAAAATTTGAGGGGAAATGCAAAGGTTGTTGTAGAAGCTGACACTATTAGATTTAACAGCAAGGTAACCGAAAATACACGAAGAGCAACACTGAGAGATGCTGCAGTTGCAGAGGTTGAAAATACATTGGCTTCACTTGAGCCAGGATCAGAAGATTATGAAGCTGTTGTAAAAGAAGCAAAAGAAGCTGGACTTGGTAGAGGTGTAAACAATGATGTTAAAAAGAGAAGAGAAGCAGAAAATCTTAGATTAACAGTAAAAGAACAAAGATCTAAAGTTGGTCCTTTGAGTCAACAGGAGTTAGAAGATGCTGCATCTATGGGCCTTACCTTCCCAGATGGTGCAGATGACGCAACATTGAGACAAATTTATAACACTGCTTTTGAGACAAGAGCACAAAAAGAAGCTGCAATTGAAATGCGTAATATCAGCACTCCTTCTGAGCCTCGTGGGAAAGCTTTGGCTATGAGTGCTTTAGAAACTATTAGGGATAGAGGTGATTTTGTTGATATTCTTTATGATGATATTGCAACCAAAATTGATGACTTAAGCGATGAACAGATAAAAGAAATTGAGGGTTTGGTTCAAGGCCTGAGTGAAGATGAAATACCTGGTGCTGTTTCTGGGTGGCTGCAAAATGAATATCCAGATGCATTCAAAAAATCTGAAGATCAATTTCAAGCTAATCAAGAAGAAATTAGAAAGTTGAATGAAGCAATTGATTCTGTTTTAGCTGATAGAAATCTTACTCGTGAAACTGCGTCACCAGCAGAAATAGAAAGAGCAACTAGAGATGCTAGGGCTGCTCAGAAAGCTATTGAGAGAGAGTTAAGAACTGGTCCTCCTGCTGAGCCTGGTGTTAGAGGTAGAAGAAATCGCAGAGGTCCGCCAGAAACTAGCACTGATAGACCTAGAGGCGGAAGAACGCGAGGGCCTAGTGAATTGTCTTTCGAGGAACGCATATTTGGTGAAAGAAAAACAGGTGTGGGCGGGCAAATGAATCGTCGTACTAGGTAGATAATATGGCTGCTAAGCTTGATTTAAGCCCAGACTTAATGGGAGATCTCCGTAATATATTTTTGCGGGGAAATCCTGATTATGTTCAAACAAATGTTGCACCAGAAGATATAGAGAATGCACCACTATCTATTAGGAATAACAACCCAGGTAATTTGCGTTTTGCAGATCAAACTAAAGCAGTCGGTAAAGATGGTGAAAACTTTGCACAATTTGATAGTGCGAAAGATGGTTTAGATGCTTTAACTGCACAGGTTGTTTTGGATACTCAGACTCGTAAAGAGACATTATCTGAGTTTATTCATGGCTATGCTCCATCAACAGAAAATAACACTGCTGCTTATTTGGCATTTCTTGAAAGTCAGATTGGTGTAAGTGCAAATGAGCGAGTTCCAAAAGAGAAAGTTCCTAGTCTTGTAAGAGCAATAGTTCAAATGGAAGGCGGTCAGCCAGCATTGGATTATTACTTTGATCCTCAGTTGCAACTAACAGATGATGTCGGACTGTCCGATGCAACAATGGACATAATTGCTAGAAATGCCAGGGACAGCTTTGAAAAAAGAAAAGATACTACTAAAGCATTATTAACAGAAGTTGGAGAAGGAATTACTTTTGGTTTTTTGGGGGAGCTTGTTGCTAATGCTCGCGCTGCCAAAGAAGGTATTGAATACAATCAAGCTAAAGCTGAATACGATACGGCAAGAGAGCTTTTTAAACAGCAAAACCCAGAGTTAGCTCAGCTTGCTTTACCTCTTGAAATGTTGGGTGCAGTTCCTACTGGTGGTGTATTTGCAAAAGGTGCTGCAAAGTTAGGTGTAGGATTTGCTAAAGCTGGCGCAGCAGAAGGTGCAATTTATGGCGCTGCACAAGGCGATACATTTGAGGAACGTGCGACAAGTGCATCAATTGGTGGATTAGCGGGATTTACAGTTGGCAAGATTGTCGACTTCGCAACTACGCCATCGTCCGCTGGTGGTCTTAAAACCAAAGCTGATGACTTAGCTGATGAAGCAGAAGCTATTGATGAACAGGGCCAGCTAAGAGCTATACAAGAAGCTGAAGATGCAGCTGTTTACAAAGAAGTAGACAAGCCTCAATACACGAGGAAGCCTCTAGCTGAAGCTCAGACAGCTGGCGAGTTGTGGACAGGGTTAACTGGCGCATTTAAAAACTTTTATGATGACAAGCTAACTGGAGTCTCTGACAGGCTTATGCGGCGTGTCAGCATGGATGTTGGTGCTAGATACCAACGCGCCGATGAAAGTGCGCTACGTGTTATACAAAAAGATCTGGGGGATCTATCTGAAACCCTTATACCTGTAATTAAAATAATCAACGAAAGTGATCGAGCAAAGGGCGTTATGTTGGATTTTGCAGCTGGCAACCTGGGCAAGACATTTGATGAATCTGTAGCTAGATTACAGTTTGAGCTTCGTAAAGATTTAAATGCTGAAAACTTTGAGTCTTTGAGAAGATACTTGGTGTACTCCAAAGGAAAGAATGCCAAGTTAAATAAAGATGTTTTTGGTGCAGAGTTTGACGATATTACATATCTACATACTCGAAACACTGCTGCTCGCCAGAGGATGAAAGAGGAGGGCAGAACCGATGAGGAAATTGAAGCATTATTTGAGGATCGCGCATATTTAGAAAGAACTCGTGGGCGATACTTAGATACAAGACCTTTGCAAAAAACTATAGGTCCAGATGGCGAGTCTATAGTAAAGAAGCGACCTAGCCCTTCTGAATACGATAATCCCATTGTTTCTGATATGCGCCGTATATTTAAGATGGAGCGCCTTAATCAAATCCAACAAAAGTTTGGAGTAAAAACTGAGGATTATAGAAATATTCTAAGAGGTCAGCGCGTTCAATCTATTATTCGAGAAGAATTTGAGGCTGGTGGTGTAGCAATTTCTGCTAGAGAGGCTAGAGAAATAGCTATGAAGGAGTTTGTTACTTTGACACCAACTGAGTTTATGGATGCGTTTTCTTATACGCTGGCTCAAAAAGGCATAAGTCAAGAAGGTGCTGATTTTGCTAGACAACAAATCTCCCAGGCTCTTATAGGCCAGAACAGTGCACCACACCCCCTTATTCAATCTGCTAACTCACTTGCTTATTCACTTACGCTTGCTGGTCCCTTATCCGCAGTTCTTAACCTTGCTGACATCCCGCTGTTAGGTGCCAAGTATGGTGGTAGCGCCGTTAAAGAAGGCATGAAAGCTACTATCCCAGGTAAATTTAAAAGCGTTCCTAACGCAGACCTGGATGCTATGGGCCTAAACAATCAAACATTTGGTGAGTTTGTAAATATTATCAATGATCAGCTAGGTGACACTAGTACCTGGATGACTTCAACAGCAGAAAAGATGCGAAATACTGCTGACTTTCTTATGCGTAAATCTGGGTTTGCTGCCTTTGACAGGATCGGCAAGCAGGGTGTTATGCGCGGTATTCTTAAGAGTGCAGCTGATGATGCTAAAACAGGCAAGCTAGTTGAAAATTGGAAGTTTTATTTTAACGACAAAGAACTTGAGATTTTGCAGGGCCAGCTGAAAAAACACGGTACTGATTGGCGTAAGTATACAGGTAAAGGGTCTGAGTTAGTTGAGGAGTTGATGTTTGCTGGTCTTGGTCAGCAGCAGCTGATTAGTGCAGCAGGCAGACCAGCGGCATGGGCTAGGCATCCTAATCTTAGACCGCTGTGGGCGTTGCGTGGCTTTGTAGTTAAACAGCAGGCACTAGCTTTGCGGGAGGTTGTTGACAATATCAAGGCTGGCAAACCTGAAAAAGCAGCACAGTTTTTAGGGCGCTATGCTGCGTATGGTGCCGGTGGTTATGCAATTATTAATGAGGGACGGCAGTTTATATTTGGAGATGGAGAGGTGTCTGCTGGCGGGTTAGCTAGGGGTTATGGTGATGCCTGGGCATCTTTGTTAACTGCAAATACTCTTGGCTTGAATGACTATCAATTTGGTCAGATAAAAGAAAATGGCATATTGCCCACCTTTGCAATGGGTATGTTACCTATTGCACTGACAAGACCATTTGATATTGCTGGCACTGCTATTGGGGTGGCAGACAGAGAATACCCTGTTGCTCGATTGGCTTCAGAACTTCCGTTATTCAGAGATGTGGGACGCGTTAGCCGGAATATTGGAGAGCAATTAGACATTGATCCGCTGTCAGAATTTGGCGGGATGATGACTCAAAAACGCTTGCCAGATACTGACTAAATAGGTATTATTTTTTCAGTTCTTCTTGATTACTCAAGGAGTGCTGCTACCCCCCTTGCCTGTGAGCTTTCCAATCCTTGGGTGCATAGGTAGGGGGGACCTTACTTATATTTCTTTTGTATGTGTTTAAAAATGGCGTATATGGATAGTCCATAGAAAGCCAGGATAGACATGGGTATGCTTAAGTAAATAAGATCCCATGGGTGTAGAGCAAGTATCTCCCACACGCCATCTAGGGCGCTTTCCACCTGATTAGCCGCACACTCTTCCATTAGTTCCAGCTTACTATTTCGTAAACAGGATCGACTAGAGCTTTTCTAAACTCTGCTCGATAATGATTACTTATTTCTTTTCGTAAAAGTTTATTGGTTTTTAGAATAGCGTTTGCTTTTTCACGCAATATATCCATGTGTCCTTCTCCATAGGTTTTGAGTAGGAAGTCATGGAACTCAATGGGGTTGGCTGTAAAGTAACGGTGGTGATAGCGACACAGGGTTATGGCGTTGTCCATTGACCAGCGCACAGACTTTCTAGCCCTGCCATAGATGTGCGCACAGTCTGTTCCTTCTGCAAAACAAAACATGCAGCGGTTTTGGTCTCGATGCCTTACGCACTTGCTAAACCAATCATCACACGCTTCTCTTTTAACTCCCATATTCATCTCCATTTTTTACTGACTGAGGGAATGGCACAAGTATTTCTTTGTGCTCTACAAGCCACCTGACAAGCACCTCAGCTGCTTCACTTAGCTGCCTACCTGATAGCCCTGTCGTGGATTTTTTATCGTACATGGCTTTAATGATGGGCTTGTACAGCATTTCTTTTACAAGCACCTCGGTAAATGGAACTTCTATTTCTTCTTTGAAAGGGTGGGTTGCAGAGTAGCCAGCATTGTTAAGCTCTTCTGCCATCTGTCTAAACCATAGGTGCATTGCATTGTTTTGTTTTTCTGTGCGTCCTGCAGCCTTGATTGAATAGATGTGATGCTCGCCTTGTTCTAGGGCAAGTGTGGCAAAAGCCACAAAAAACTCTAGCTTTTCTTTATGGTCAACTAACCATTGATGTCCGTCTGTCACATTGCACTCCACCATTCAAGAACTTGAAGCGCCACAGTCAGTGCTGTGACACCGATTAAAGCAACGATATGTTCGCCTAAATCATCCATATTAGAATGCCCAGAATGCCCACTTTGCCCTGCATGCCCATGATTTAGGGGGCGCAAAGGGGGAAACCGCCCCCAAAAACACGGGCATTACCGGCAATCTGGGCATCCTGGGCATCCTGGGCATTAGAATGTAACCCACTGATAAAACTTTTTGCCGTGGTTACCCCTGCGCTGTAGCTCTAAACTGTTACCTTTGAGCAAGTCTATACAGGTGCGCAACGTTTTACGACTGCACCCGTTTGGATTTATTTCTTCATCGTTTATGAGGGAAAACAAGTCGTTTTGAGAGTGAAAGCCGCCACCTTTCATTACGCTTTCTAGCATGATGTATTCATCTTCATACTTGGCTCGTGCTTTTTTGTGGTTGATCTGAGCTTTCTGGCGTTTTTCAAGATCCTCAATGTCATCAGGACTAATAAACTCTACAGAATCTACGGACTCTTCATAGTTAATCAAGGCCCCTGTTTGCTTATACTTAAAGCCACCTTCAAAGCTGACCTGGCTCCTATCTTTTTCATTGATTACCAAAAGCTCTTGCCATGGAGCAAACTTATCATTTAGCGGGTCGAGGCCAAACATATTGTCTACGTCTGCTTTGAGATCGCCAACGCCCTCATAGATTAGCCTGCCGTCCATACTGCGGTGCTTATTGCAGTGGCCAAGTAGTATTACTGTGCCACCTTCCGCTGCAAACTCTCTAAACACATGCATTGTTTGGCGCATCGTTTCTTTGCTAAGAACGGGTGCAAACTTTTTGAGAGTGTCACAAATTACAATCTTGCCATCTGCTTCGCCCTCCATTCTGATGTAGCTCAGCAGTCGTAGTGCATCTTCTGTGGTGCGTAGTGATGGGTCAGGTGAGTTAGCCAGTGTCACCATCGTCATCCCGTGCTTGTCACCTAGCTTGGCTTTTTGCAGAACGCCACGCGCGCCATCGTCCTCGTTAAAATAGATAACATCAGAGCCTTTTATAAGATTGTTGCGGATAGATTGAAAAAGATTGCCAAGTATCCAGACTGTTTTGCCTGCACCACTTGGCGCATAAACCAGGCTAACCGTCCCAGTGTTTATCATGCGCGGAATAACCTCACGTTCTTTTGCGAGCCGTGATTCAAGTTCCGTGATTCTGTGGTTAGTTGCTGCGTTCTTTAATCTTTGTAGTGCTGATGCTGTAGGGGTATGTGTCGCTCCGTTTATTTGATTGATGGTATTTGGTTTTGATCGTGACTCTTCAGCGCAATACGCTGCCCAATCGTCTTGCATTTGACTCCCCTTTTGCTCGACGTGAACCTTTAACTTTGCACTGCTACGAGTTAACTGTCAATCAATTCCGCTGCCTATGCATAATAATTTAAGGTTGTTGAATGTATTTGAATGTGGTTTAATCTTATACAGGTCAAGCATAGGAGGGCCAAATGAAGGCAAACAAAGACAAAGGTGAAGTTGAGATTCATGGTAAGGTTTACTTAACTGTAGCCAGGCGCATAAAAGATTTCCGTGATTCGGAGCGTTACGAGGGTTGGTCAATTACCACCAAAAGAAAAGTTACCACTGGCTCGTTAGTTGAGGTCAGAGCGGTAATTAAAGACGAAACTAATAGAGTTATTGCCACCGGAATGGCAGAAGAAGATCGAGCCTTTGGCAAGATCAATAAAACATCTGCTCTTGAAAATGCCGAAACATCAGCAGTCGGCAGAGCGTTAGCGTTCCTGGGTTTGGGTGGCAGTGAGATCGCCAGTGCGGATGAGGTGTCAAACGCCATCGTCCACGGATCTGCTAAAGATTCAGTTGACCCTATTCTTAATCACAACAAAGCCTTGGCTGCTAACTTATCAAGCGTTTACTACATCAAAGAGTGTATTGCGAGAGAGGATATGCTCGGGGTAGCAGAAGGGTGGAATGAGTTAGATAACAACACCAAAGAAGCATTGTGGTTAGCACCCACGAAGGGTGGCATTTTTACCACAGAAGAGCGTCAGGTATTAAAGTCTGATGAATTTTTCAAAGCGAGGAAAGAAGTAGCATGACAGAAGAAAAGAAGAAAGAATTTACCGAAGGTTTGATTGTCAAAAAACCGAAGGAAAATGATCCGTCATTTGTCAAAATGCACATCTCGATTATGTGCAAAGACTTTTGGGAGTGGGTTAAAACTGTCAAAGATCCAGAAGATGATTGGCTGAACATCGAGGTCAAGGAATCAGGCAGAACTGGCAAATGGTACGGTGAGCTAAATACCTGGCGACCCGAAAAAGATGGTCACGGAACCTTGAAGTCAGCAGCTGAGCTTGCTGAGCAGAATGCCGCATCGTCCCAGGATTCTATGCCAGATTGGATGAAGTAACGCCATGCTTGACTCTCATGGCATTTTTGCCCCGCTTGCCGGGGCTTTTTTTAAGGAGAAGTAATGATTAACGACGAAGATAGGTTATACCCAGTTGAACCTCAGGTTAGTGGTAAAGAGTGTTTGTATTACCGCACCTTGTTTGACATTTTTAAGGTGTATACAACACCTAAACTTAAGCGTGTGCTGGAGGCTAACAACATCAGGTATATGGTGGATGGAAAGGGTAAGCCTTTTGCCCACCGTGATGATGTGTACGGGTCTAAGTATGGGCAGCCAACGCCAGATGATACTGTCACACCGACCGAACTTAGGCGTGCTCCGGAGGAGCCAGTGCCAACCGAAACACCGCTCGGTCAATAGGGTGGGGCTGGTATAGCATCAGCACCGTGCCAAAATCTGCGGCCTTCGTGCCAACGGGGAGTGCAGCGATTCCGTCCATCGGGACGCTGCCAACCGACTCAATCAGGCTCGGAGTGAGAGCCCTGGACTAACCCGCTTCTGTTAAAAACTCTTCGCTTACCTCGTCTATTACACCATCTTTATAAGTTCCTTGGAAGAAACCACCTTCATCTACGTAACTGGCTTTTACGCTCAGCCCCATATCCACTAACTTCTCCCACACTGGAACGGGTGGAGCCCAGGCAGTCCAGCATTCAAAAACAAAAGATGCATGTTTGTCCTGTTTTGTTGTAGCCCACCAAAGTTTGTCTTCCTCATCCCAGCTTCTATCAAGGATTATGGGACTACATATATCCCATTTTGTACCCCAGTGATCGCAGCACCACTCATACCAATCATCGTGCTTTTCAAATGGCATGGGGATTACAGTTTGTAAAAGATTGCCTTGCTCAACTGCACGCTCCAATACAAGGATTAGTTTTGGTGGCCCACTGATTGTTACGGTTTGATCGCAATGATTAGGCATCGTATTGCCCTCCGTCATAATGTTTTGTTGATTGATGGTCGAGCCAGTTTTCAATGCAGTACTCACACCAGTATGCATTAGGCCCATCTTCTACTACGTTTGCAACATTCAGCACTTTACAATCTTCGGGTGCTTCGTTGCATGAATCACATATTGTCATTAGTAATCCCCCAGATCAGGACGCCGTTCCCAGAACAAATCTTCGATGGCCTCCAGGTTGAATAGGTGTTTGATGTCCTTAGCTGGAAATGCGCCATCCTGCACAATCCGCTCTATCTCCATCAGTGGTGGCTCATCCTTCGTGCCTGCCTCGATATACACCTCAACAGTTACGCAGCACTCTGCCAAATCCCAATGCAGTTTTCTCGTATGCATCATGCACCCCTCTCATTTCTTACCAACATCTTAAGACCTTCCAAGTGGACAAGGCCCCAATCAATACCGCGCATGAAACCTAATTGCCTATCCCGCTCCGCTAGATCATCAGCACTGGCTGCCCATGACAGCAGCGCTTCTTGATGCCTATCCGATAGACGCTCTATAACCCAATCAATATGCTCGTAAATAGCTTCGATGTTATCACTCACTGTTTACTCTCCTGCTTCAAAAACTCTTTGATTGATTTGAAAATAGGTCCGTAGTTACCAATGCTCTGCAAACCTTGTACCTCTGCAACAAAATCATGCATCCCTTGAAACGAGGGCCTCATGTCATTTGCCGTACACCAATTGAAATATGCACGGCACAATGTCCTTGGGTAATACACCTCTGAATCATCAACCATCGACTGAAAGCTCCACTTCAATATTGCTTATAAGAAATGACAGGTCACGCTGAGTCATAGCCATCTGATCACTCAGAGCAGTCCGTGACAGCCAGGTGTGAGCATCTACTAATGCTTTCCGTGCTCGCTCCAACTTGTCACTGTGCGTCAGGTCACTGCCGCTTGGCATAGCTGGGCTAGCTGAATAGGGGAAAAGACTACGCGCAGCCTGCTTTACAACATCGGGATATACTGCATCCGCAGGCCATGTATCGAGAACGTGGTCCCGAACTGCCTGGGCCTCTGCCTTGCACAATTCTGGGCAAACTCGCGTAACATACTGCAAACTAAAATCGTTCATAACACTCTCCATTTGATTGAAAAAAAGTGATTGCACATACCCTACTCACAACGATTACCTAGGCCCGTTGTTTTCGCCACCCTCGCCTAGCCTTAGCCTATTTGAATGAGCATATTCGTGGTCCATATCGCACTAAACTCAGACTTTGCGGTTACAAGCCATCTCACTACTACTCCTTTGTGCAATCGGTGAGTTCCGCTACGGACAGCAGAAACTGTGAGGCGGGGATCCGGTCCCCCCACCCACTGGATGGGGGCCGGTCCCTGCCGATTAAACTAAGTTTTCACTGTCCTCGCTCATAACGCCCTGCCAGGTTACCTCAAGCCTTTGATACTCTTCGTCCTGATCGTATTCATCTCGCAACTTTACGAGCCTTTCAAAGCACTGGTTAGCGGCCAGTTTATTGTCAAACAGAATAAACTGCTGATAACCTTCTTCGTCATTCCACGAAACAATGTATACCTTATCCATGTTATGCAACCTTATCATACTTACGCATGAGTTGGAACTGCGACATGCAATACTCAAAAGCATTTTTCGCATCAGTCGCAGCAGTGAATAGATACTTGGGGTCAGACTTGATTGCCTTCTGCCAGGACCTCAGATAACTCGCATGATTCTTTAGGTCATAAGTTACGCCAAGCTCCGCGCACAAAAACACCGCGCAAAGTTCCGCAACAAACTCCTCTTTCGCATAGTCCTCGTCACCAAACTTGCCAGTGAGGTCGCGATCTAGTCGTTTGTTATGACCTGTCGCATGGCCGCACTCATGGTAATAAGCCGATTGATGCTCGTCATCAGAATCAAATTGCCCAGGCGGACAGATTTTGATGGTATCTGTCAGCGGTGAATAAGAAGGATTATGGTCTGGAGATTCTGAAGTAGTCAGCTGTAAAGCCTCACCCATCTCATAAGGATTTTCTAACTTGCTGGTTCGCAGCTCTGGCTCCGGAATTGTGATTCCTGTTTGCTCCAAGTTAAAAAGATTGTAGACCCTCATAAACTTGTATTGTTTTTCGGGATCATCTCTGTCTTTACCACTGCCGTAATAAATAGCAGGGGTCGCAGTTTGTCCTTTAAAACTACCACCAAGGTTGATGATCTGCTTTGCAGTTAGCCAGTACGAACTTTTGTAACCATTTTGCCATGCAGAAATCATGGTGGTCAGCTGGTTTGTCCCCGTGTAAACGTGCTTTGTCACAAGATTACAGTGCAGCCTTGGATTTGCCTTCCATGTTTTGCGCCAGGAATCTTCCGACTCCATGGCGCTATCCATTAGGTTGATGATTTTGTCGAATCGCTTGCTCATATCAGCCCACCATGCTCAGCTTGACTGAAGTAGGAGACACTGAGAACTTAAGTTTCATTCGGTTATTGCGCGCCGCAATTACGAAATCAATATCATCGAATTGGACACCGAAATCATCGCCGCCAAACTTGTAATGACATTCATCGTAATAATCTAAATCTTTTTCTGGATCGCAACCGCGAAAGAAAAACAAAACGCCCGTGCCATCGGAATTGTTGCCTGCTCCGATATACGCTCCGTGATCTTTAGCTAAATAAAAACTGTCGTGATTGTGCTTTTCAATACAATCAGCCAGCGCTTTAGTTTCTTTCAAGGACAATGTTTTCTGAATGTTCACTTGGTCACCTCCAATTGCTCTAATCGATTCCAAAACTCAATAAATGCTGAGAGTGCTTTGTACTGGTCAGGTCGCATGTCGCTTCCGTACTCAACCAACAATTCATCAGCATCCCACATATCGCCTAAACCTCTAAAATGCTTGCGTAAAAAATCACCGTACACATCACCCAGGCTTGCCATGAGATCAATTTGTTTTGATTCCATCTCGGCAGCCGTTAGGGCCAGTGCTTCTTTCAGGTGTTCGCAAGTTTGTAGACGCTCCGATGTACCTTCTTTTGTTCGGTAATCGGGTAGGTCGTTGGATTTCAGAATGTCAGTTTCCATCTCGATAAGATGGTCAACCGCAACCTGTAGACAATTCAGCCCTAATGGGCTTACGAAAAAATCGAGGAAAATTCCTTTAGCCATATTTCACTCCGTTTGATTGAAGGGGCTTCGCAGCCCCTAGATAAGTGGAAAAATGTAGGTGTCCACAATTGCGTAGACAACCAGGCAGAACACTCCGTTGTTCCAGTTCATTAAAACATCATCCAATGCTTTCAATTTCTTTTCGCTCCTTTACTAGTGTTGCCATGTTTTCGGGCAAATCCTCTACGTTCACAACCTGGAAGCCAGCAGGAGAATAAACACCCACTCGACCATCTTCCCGCAGCTCCAAGGTTGCACCATCTACTTCGATAAAGATTGCACTCATTTGTTGAGCCTTACTTGTTAACCTGTTGCCAAGAATATCAACCTTTGCCAACCTTTGCAAGGTTTTTATTAAAAAAATTTAGAGTGGTGAATGCCCCCTCGCTTGGCAGGGGGGGGCATGAAGCACGACCTAATCGGCAATGAGTTTTCCTAGTTCCGACAACTCGGGCAGCCCATCGCTATCATCATCAGTCACTCGGTCGTTGTTAGTGGTCACCACATCATTGGACGCGTGAACACCATCGTCGGCGTTCATCACAAATATCAATACGGTCTCCATCACTCCCCCCTATCTAGCTGGTTTTTCTTATTGTTCATCGGCACATCGAAAATCACGGCAGCCAGCATAATCATCGCCACTACAAACAATCCGACACCCGCCAACGTACTGTCAGGGTCCAACTCCACAATCCCGTGCATAACCAGGCCAAAGCCTGCGAACCAATAAATCAACGATAAAACGCCAAAGTTCATAACTCTCACTCCGTAGACAAAAAAATGGGAGCCGAAGCTCCCGCGATGGTTACTGAGAACGCTCAGCTTCAGGTATGTTTTGCAGATGCTCGATGCGAGCCTGCAGCCTTGCCAGCTCTGCGGCCTTAGCCTCTTCACAGCTGACCCAAGCCTGGCGCTTACCATTTTTGGTGAGCTTAGGCTCGCCAACATTTGGACCTTCTTTGTGTACTGAAACACCGAAGATGATCTTGTGGCGGTTGCCGTCGATGAGTACCTCGCCCTCGAAATACTCGTTGCCTGCCTTGCTGGTTTTTGCGAAAGCGATTCCGCGTCCTTCTTCAAGTTTGAGTGCCATGGTGGCCTCCGTTTAGTGATTGATGGGTGTCGTTGCCGACAGGAGTAGAACTCCACTGGCTGGGACTGATTGCAAGGGGGAAGTTGAGCGTGAATCGCGGAGGGTCCGCGCGAGGGGGTTATCGCGTGGAAACCGTTATTCTCGCGCCCTTGCGAGCAGGCGCAGACTGTGGATTCGTTACGGATGTCAGGCTACGACGTGTACCCATCTATCTCTAAATGGAGACACGGTGTATGGCACTTCTTGAAGGAGGTCGTGGACTCGCTGCAACGACCGGCTTGGTGAAATGATTTCGTTGGGGGTGCTGTCGGGACACTCGCACTCTGTCGTACAGATCCAGCCCTAGCGGAGAGATCCGGGTCTATGCCGCGACAAGTCGCTCTGCGGGATGTTTAGCTCGGCGCGTCCCACGCCTCTCTAATCCCGCTAAGACCACAAAAGCAGCGGCAAGCCGCGCTCTCACGGCGCTTCGAGACCCCCGGGAGGGGGTCTGCGCGCCGCGCAGGTAAGTAGTTGCCACCCAGACACAAAAAAGGGTAAATTTGAACCCTTAGAACCGTTTAACCCCAACGTATTGCCCCGATATTCCATATTAGAATTAGTTACACGAGAGAAAGGGGTTGTACTCGTCTAGGATTAATATAGGATAGGGGGGGTCGGAGGGCTTAATGAGTACTGTTTTTTATGCGGGTACTAGATCTGTTTGCTGGAATAGGTGGTTTTTCTCTGGGTTTGGAGAAAGCTGGCTTTGAAACAGTAGCCTTTTGTGAGATTGACCCGTATGCTCAGTCTGTTTTAAAAAAGAATTGGCCTGGTATTCCTGTATATGACGATGTTAGATGCATTACAGCAGATAGACTTATTTCAGACGGAATTGGAGTTGATGTCATCACAGGGGGATTCCCCTGCCAAGATATTTCCGTTGCAGGAAACCAAAAAGGAATTGATGCAGAACGCAGTGGCCTCTGGTCAGAGTGCGCCCGTCTACTTGGGGAGCTTCGACCCCGATATGCCATCTTTGAAAACGTCACAAACTTGCTTAATGGAGACGGGGGAAATTGGTTTAAGCGAGTTTTGTGGGACATTTCCCAGATCGGGTATGATGCGGAGTGGCACTGTATACCAGCTTCCGCAGTTGGCGCCTACCACCACAGAGATAGGGTCTGGATTGTGGCGTACCCCAGCGAGTGCGAATGGCAGTCAGGGGCCGAAAAGCAAAGAGTTTTACGAGCATTGCAGGAAAACGGGGCAATCGACAATTACATTGGTAGACGAGGTGAGGCATACTCCACGAATATTTCCGACCCCAGCAGCAAGGGATTACAAGGGGGCAAGAAGGCCGGAAACAATGGCAAAGACCGGCAGAAACCCAGAAACCAACTCATTACCGGACTCGGTGGAGTTCAAGGGGGAATCTGGGAGATTGAACCCAACGTGGGTAGAGTGGCTAATGGGATTCCCAAGCGGTCACACAGACTTAAATGCTTAGGAAATGCTGTAGTTCCGCAAATACCTGAGATAATTGGTAATACTTTGATAAAAGAGGCTGAAGATGGAAGATCATACAGTTGAGTTTCGTTCTATTGATTACTACTCAATGTGCGAAAAGTCTAAGAAGCAAGTTAAGGCTATGCAGGATGCTGGGTTTTCTACGCCCCATGATGCAAAATCTACCCCTGAAGAAACTGAAACCCCTAAAATGGGTGGCTATTCTGTAATAATGATGGGCAGATGAAGAATCACAAACCTACAAAGCAGGAAATTGCCAGTAAATCTGCTGGCGGTCGCGGTAAAGTGGGTCGCCCAAAGGGTGATGCTGCCATTATCAATGAGTATAAGGCTCGTATGTTGGCGTCACCCAAGTCCAGGAAGGTGCTTGATACAATATTTGAGGCCGCAATGGACGATGACCACAAAAACCAGGCCGCTGCGTGGAAGCTGGTAATGGATAGAATCCTGCCAGTAGCCGCATTTGAAAAGGATGTAGCCCAGAACATAGGCAAATCTGCTATTCAGATTAATATTACTGGGGTTGGCACTACAGAAATTACCCCATCAGAGCCAACATCAATCAATCAAACCACAATAGACGGGCAATCTGGTGAAGTTCTTTCGCATTGAAGAATTTGACTGTCAGGAAACTGGCAATAATCAGATGAAACCAGATTTTTTGGAAAAGATTGACGAACTTCGTGAAGTTTGTGGCTTTCCATTTACAATTACTTCGGGGTATCGTGACCCTACCCATTCCATAGAAGCGCGCAAAAAAGAACCTGGCACTCATGCTCAAGGCATTGCAGCTGACATACAGGTTACCTCGGCTGTTGATCGCCACACCCTATTAACTAACGCTTTTAAGATGGGTTTTACGGGTATTGGTGTAGACAAGGGCTTTATCCACGTTGATATACGAGATTCAAACCCAGTAGTGTGGCTTTACTAATGACTCCAGAACAGCTAAATGCATGGCGAATAATCCCAAGATTGCTAATGTTTGCAATGATTGCCATGACCTATCGCACTGTGGAGTGGTTTATGTCGTTGCCTGACCCGAATCCTGAACAAGCGGCCTTGGTCAGCGTAATGACCGGGGCCTTAACTGGTGCATTTGGTTTATTTTTAGGCAAGAAGGAGTAATTTTGTATCAATATAGAGCAAAGGTTCGCAGAGTTATTGATGGTGACTCAATAGTTTGTGATATTGATTTAGGTTTTGGGATAATACTTAAAGAGCGAAATGTCAGATTGTTTGGCATAGATACTTGTGAGATTCGTTCTAAAAACCTTGCTGAAAAACAATTTGGTAAGCTGGCTAAGGAGTTTGTTAGGCGGCAACTTCCTAGAGGGTTTGAGGTTATTCTTTCTACACATCTTGATAAGAATGACAAATTTGGCAGAATCCTGGCAGAAGTCATTATGCCTAGCGGAGATGCGCTTACAAACCGGATTATTGATGAACGTTGGGGCGTTAGGTATTTTGGTAGATCAAAAAAAGAAATACGCGAAGCCCATAGAAAAAATTACCTTTACCATCGTGATAAAGGGAATTTAATTAATCCTAACGTATCAGATATTTTTACTGATGGCTGAGTTAAATGTCAGTTTACTTCCGTGGCAGGAAGAGGTGTTTCACGATACTACCCGTTTTAAGGTAGTTGCTGCTGGTAGGCGCACCGGAAAGTCTCGATTGGCTGCATGGCTGTTAATTATTAACGCCCTACAGACCGAAAAGGGGCAAGTTTTCTACGTTGCACCAACTCAGGGTCAAGCCCGTGACATTATGTGGCAGACTCTTATGGAATTGGGCCATCCGGTTATTGCTGGCTCGCATATCAACAACCTTCAGATCAAGCTGGTCAATGGCACGATGATTAGCCTTAAGGGTGCTGATCGACCGGAAACTATGCGTGGTGTGTCATTGGGTTTTCTTGTCATGGATGAATATGCCGACATGAAGCCCGATGTCTGGGAGCAGATTCTTAGACCCGCACTGGCTGACCAAAAGGGTGAGGCGTTGTTTATCGGAACGCCGATGGGCCGTAACCATTTTTATGAACTCTACAAGTATGCCGAACTGGGTGATGACGAAACCTATAGGTCTTGGCACTTTACGAGTTACGATAATTCGATGTTGGATTCTGAGGAAATTGACATTGCTAAGAAATCCATGTCTAGTTATGCCTTTAGGCAGGAGTTTATGGCTTCATTTGAGGCTAGAGGCTCTGAAATGTTTAAAGAGGAGTGGGTTAAGTTTGGAGAAAGCCCAGAAGATGGGGATTATTACATCGCTGTTGACCTGGCTGGCTTCGAGGATGTAAACAAAAAACGCACCAAAAATACCAGATTAGATGACACAGCAATTGCGGTTGCAAAGGTGAATGAAAATGGCTGGTTTGTGGAAAACATTATCTACGGTCGCTGGGGCCTTGATGAGACGGCTACAAAGATTTTTCAGGCCGTCCGTGACTACCGACCAATCAGTGTCGGAATCGAAAAAGGAATCGCCAAACAAGCAGTAATGTCGCCGCTTTCGGACTTGATGAAGCGGTATGGCACGTTTTTTAGGATTGAAGAATTAACACACGGAAACAAGAAAAAGACTGACAGAGTAATGTGGGCCTTACAGGGGCGGTTTGAAAACGGATATATCACTCTTAACAAAGGCGAGTGGAATATGAAGTTTCTTGACCAATTATTTCAGTTTCCAGATGTATTGACGCATGATGACTTGATTGATGCGTTAGCGTATATAGATCAGCTGGCTGAAGTAGCCTATGACTATGAATATGAAATTGAGGACCACGAGATATTAGATGTGGTAGCAGGATATTAAGATGGCAGACGAAATTTATAGTCCAGATCCCATACAAGTTGAAGAGTCTCTTGCTGGTTGGGTGATTAACAAGTGTGATGATTGGCGTGATTATTACGAATCAAACTATGAAGATCGGTTTGAGGAGTATTATAGGCTTTGGCGTGGTCAGTGGGACCCGTCAGATTCTCAACGTGCGTCAGAACGCTCGCGAATTATATCTCCTGCACTGCAACAAGCTGTCGAATCTAATGTTGCGGAGTTAGAAGAGGCCACATTTGGTCGTGGTAGGTTTTTTGATATTGCTGATGATTTTGTTGATGGCGATAAATCTGAAGCATTATTTTTACGAAAAAAACTAACGGAAGATTTTGAGTCCTGCAAGGTTCGCAAAGCCGTAGCAGAATGTCTAATTAACTCAGCTGTGTTTGGTACAGGCATAGGAGAGATCGTTCTTGAAGAAATAAACGAGATGGCTCCTGCTACTCAGCCAATGATGGGAGGTGACCTCCAGGCGGTAGGCGTGAACATAACTGAGCGAATGGTTGTTAAGCTCAAGCCTGTACTTCCTCAAAACTTTCTAATAGACCCAGTAGCAACCTCAGTTGAGGATGCTTATGGCGTGGCAATTGATGAATTTGTAAGCAAGCATACTGTTGAGTTGCTGCAAGAATCTGGGGCTTATCGAGAAGGCTACATAGAATCAGCTGCTGCTGACACTGATCTTGAGCCAGATCAAGACCTTACCCTTTATAACGACGATAAAGTACGCCTTACTAAATACTATGGCCTTGTTCCTAGAGAATTACTAGAAGAAGAGGTGGATTCTGATATAGATGGCGATTCCAAGTATATAGAGGCTGTTGTTGTTATTGCTAATGGCGGCATGTTGTTAAAGGCAACTGGCAATCCTTACATGATGAGAGATCGCCCTGTGGTTGCGTTTCCTTGGGATGTAGTGCCTGGTAGATTCTGGGGTCGTGGTGTTTGTGAAAAAGGCTATAACAGCCAAAAAGCGCTCGATACAGAGCTTAGGGCTCGAATTGATGCTTTGAGCCTTACGATTCACCCAATGCTAGCTGTGGACTCTACACGGCTTCCTAGAGGGGCTAAACCAGAAGTGCGTCCTGGCAAAATGATCCTAACCAATGGAGATCCGCGTGAGGTATTACAGCCGTTCAACTTTGGGCAAGTCAACCAGATTACGTTTGGTCAAGCCGCTGCGCTACAACAGATGGTACAACAGGCTACAGGGGCGGTGGATTCTGCTGGAATCGCAGGCCAGGTTAATGGTGAAGCAACGGCCGCTGGCATCAGTATGTCTCTCGGCGCTATTATCAAGCGCCATAAGCGTACTCTTATTAACTTCCAGCAGTCTTTTCTCCTGCCCTTTGTAACCAAGGCTGCACATCGTTACATGCAGTTTGATCCTGAGAACTACCCTGTAGCGGATTATAAGTTTGTTGCTACCAGTACTTTGGGCATTATTGCTAGAGAGTATGAGGTGACTCAGCTAGTACAGTTGCTTCAGACAATGCAACAAGATAGTCCTATGTATCCAGTTTTGATTCAGAGCATTATCGACAATATGAATCTGTCGAATCGAGAGGAGTTGATTGCGACTATGCAGCAAGCAAGTAAGCCCAATCCTCAAGCTCAGCAAATGGCTATGGCGGCACAACAAGCACAGATTGCTCTTCAAGATAGCCAAACTAATGCTCTTAATGGTCAGGCAGCAGAATCTCAGGCAAGAGCGGGTAAGCTTCAGGTAGAAGCAGAGCTTGCGCCACAGGAGCTTCAGATTGATTTGATAAACGCAGCCACAAGAAACCTTAAAGAAGGTGATGCTGATGATAAGGACTTTGATCGTAGATTGAAAATAGCAGACAGACTTTTAAAAGAACGTGAAGTTGAGGTAAAACGAACCAATGCTAATGACGCAAACGGAAATGAACAACCTGTTCAGTCAGGTCAACGAGGCATTCAGGGACCAGGGGGAGCGCCTGAAGGAGTTGAGGGCGAAATTAGACGAATTGGAGGCCAGGCTTGATGGCTACGAAAAAAGATCCAAAGCTGGCTCGCGCGGGCGTAAGCGGATACAACAAGCCGAAACGAACTCCGAACCATCCGACCAAGAAGTTCGTGGTGGTAGCGAAGGTGGGGGACAAGACCAAGACCATTAGGTTTGGTGATGCCAAAATGAAGATCAAAAAAAATCAACCTGCTAGGCGCAAGTCATTTAGGGCAAGACATAAGTGTGATACAGACCCACCCAGCAAACTGACAGCAAGATATTGGTCCTGTAAAAAGTGGTAATTATCAATCTAAAAGGAGTAATGTTTGGAAACTCTAGAGGAGTCCTACAAACTTAAGACAAAAGAATCTATTGATATAGCACTTAAGTATCATGGTCTTTTGCATCAGAAAAACCAAGATTTTATTTTAATGTATTCAGGTGGCATGGATAGTGTGTCATTAGCATGGAGCTTGCTAGAACATACAAATCACAATGTTCATATCCACTCAATACATTTAGACAATATTGAAGGGAGATTTAAGGCAGAAGCTCAAGCTATATATCAAAGCATTAATTGGCTTAAAGATAATCAGCGAGAGTTTGAGTTTTCTTCATGTCTTTATTCTTTTAAGAACAAATATCCTGGCGGGAGAGATATGGCATTAGCAATGTTTCAGGCGGGTAGAGTAGCGGCAACAATGTCCAGAATGCCTACTGCTGTTTTTAGTGGTGACTACAACATGAGCAAAGAAGAAAGTGCTGAAGCGTATAGCATTTTTAGTGCTTTGTTTATGAACAAAAGGACCAAGCCTGTTTGGGCTGCTCCATTCGATTATATGAATCGAGTTCCGCTAGAGAGAAGTCTTGGGGTTTACTTTGCGATGCCAGAACAGTTGCGAAAATTATATTGGTCGTGTAGAAAGCCAAAAGAAACTCCAGAAGGATATTTAGCCTGTGGGGTGTGTCATGCTTGTGAGCGTCAGCATGCTATGAAAAAAGCTATAAAGGAGAGATCTGATGAAGGTTAAGGCCCCAAAAGGTTATCATTGGATGAAGGACGGTAAGGAATATAAGCTGATGAAGAATCCACCTGGGGGATACAAGCCACACAAAGGCGCATCTCAATCAGCAAACTTCAAAGTTCAGAAAGTTCATAAGTCAAAGTAAGGAGACGGTTATGCCTGGTTACTATGGTGGAATGAAACCCAAAAAAAAGAAAAAGAAAAAAGCTAAAAAAAAGGCTAAGAAGTAATGCCTAGAAAGAAATATTCTGCCAAGCAAAAAAAGCTGGCTAGGGTTGCTCCTCCTAGGGACAAGATTACTGGTGCTGATTTGAAGAGGCTTAGAAAACGTGGCAAGAAAAAAAGCTAAGGCTAAATCCAAGAAAAAGAAGGGTTCTATACCTGATAATGTAAAGAACAAAGCTCTTTACTCTAGGGTTAAGGCTGCAGCCAAACGTAAATTTGATGTATATCCTAGCGCCTATGCTAATGCCTGGCTGGTGCGAGAATACAAAAAGCGTGGCGGTACTTATGGCTAAGCCAAAAGGTGGTTTAACTAAGTGGTTTAAAGAAGATTGGGTAGATATTAAGACCGGCAAGAAGTGTGGTCGTAAGAAAGCTAAAGGATCTAAGCGTCCGTACCCAGCTTGTAGGCCCAAGGCTGTAGCTGCCAAAATGACCAAGGCAGAGAAAGAAGCCGCAAAGCGGAAGAAGAAAGGGCCAAAAGCTATTAAGTATGCGGTTACCGCATCTGGCAGAAGAAGAAAGAAGAAAGCTTAATGGAAATGGAAAAAGAAGTTGAGAAGTATTACAACATTTATTTTGAGTTATTTAGAAGTGATGGCTGGAAACAGCTGATAGAGGAGTTGACAGAACATGCGGCGCATACTAATAATGTCGCAATCATAAAAGATGCCCAAGATTTGTTTTTTCGACAAGGGCAGCTAGATATATTAACGTGGTTGTTGAAATTTGAGGATTCAATAAACAACAACTATGAAGATTTGGTAGAAACAGATGATCAAAGTTTTTGATTTTAGGTGTAAAAACGGTCATTTGTTTGAAGAATTTGTAGATAGCACAACTACAACCCATAGGTGCGGTTGTGGCGCTATGGCTACAAAAGTCGTTTCGGCGACTTCGTTTGCGTTAGATGGATCTACTGGGGATTTCCCTGGACAGCACATGAAGTGGGTGCGCGAACATGAGGAAGCGGGACGAAAAGGAAGAGAGGCTCGCCGTGAGGCGGGTCAGCTGTGAATATCTCCATAACCTTTTAGGCGGGATAAGTTTACATAATGTCAAGAGCGACAATTATTGATGAGCGTGTGGATGAAGTGGATTCTAATAACACGCAGGAAATAATCGACCAGATTAGTGAGGTTCCTGAAGAGGAGCAGCCTCAAGAATTTGATATTCCAGAAAAGTACAGAGGTAAGTCTGTAGAAGAACTTGTACAGATGAACCAAGAGCTTGAGAAGTTTTCAGGCAAGCAGAGTACGGAAGTCGGTGAACTGCGTAAATTAGTTGATAACTACATTCAAACAGAACTCGACAACAAGCAAGCACCTGAAACACAGCAAGTCGATAGTAACAAAGAAGATATTAACTTTTTTGTTGATCCTGAAAACGCAGTCAATAAGGCTATAGATAACCACCCTAAAATCAAAGAGGCACAAGCCTATACACAACAAGCTAAACAACAGGCCACTCTTGCTCAATTGCGTTCAAATCACCCAGATATGGACGGAATATTGCAAGACCCTAAGTTTGCTGAATGGATTAAGGGGTCAAAGGTTAGAACTAAGTTGTTTGTTGAGGCAGATCAGTTGTATGACTACGATTCAGCCGATGAACTGTTTTCATTGTGGAAAGAACGGCAAGGTATTGTTCAAGAAACAGCGAATGCAGAAAGAGCTATTCGTAAAAATGCAGTGAAGTCTGCAACAACAGGCAATGCTAGAGGTACTGCAAGCAAGGGAAGAAAGAAAATTTATCGGCGTGCTGACATTATTAAACTTATAAAGGATGATCCTGAAAGGTACGCGAGTTTACAACCGGAAATTATGTTGGCGTATCAAGAAGGGAGAGTCCGTTAATGTAACGGAGGTAGCTCATGGCTACGGCAACATATCCAGGCGCGGCTGGTAATACCGCTTTAACAGAAGCAGCAACTTTTATCCCCGAAATTTGGTCGGATGAGATTATTGCTTCTTATCAAAAGAACTTGAAGATGGCTCCCCTTGTCAAGCGTATTGCTATGAATGGCAAGAAGGGTGACGTTATTCATATCCCTAAGCCTACTCGTGGTAGTGCAAACGCTAAAGCAGCTGATACTGCTGTAACGATTATCGCAAACACAGAGTCAGAGCTGCAGATTACAATTAATCGCCACTTTGAATACTCAAAGTTGATTGAGGACATTGTTGAGGTGCAAGCACTGTCATCTTTGCGTCAGTTTTATACTGAAGATGCGGGTTATTCGTTAGCTGTGCAGATTGATAATGATTTGCATGCGGCTGGTACTGGTTTTGGTGATGGCGGCGCTGTTGTATTCAGCCCTGCTGCTACCGATTATCAGCACACTGGCTGTTTCTTTAACGATAACGGCACTACAACTCAGTACACTGATGACACTTTGGTAGCTACTGATGATTTCACGGATGCTTTTTTCCGCGACATGATTCAGAAGATGGATGATAACAACGTACCAATGGAAGGCCGTAATCTGATTATTCCCCCTGCAACGCGCAATGCGATTATGGGTATTGATCGGTATGTTTCATCTGATTTTGTATCAGGTGGCACAGTTAACAATGGCCTGATTGGTAATTTGTATGGCGTAGATGTTTACGTTTCTGCAAATTGCCGAACGATTGAGGCGGCTGCTGACAATACTGCTGGCAGTGCTGATACTCGTGCAGCATTGTTTTTCCATACTGATGCGATTGTTATGGCAGAGCAACTTGCTGTTCGTTCTCAGACTCAGTACAAGCAAGAGTATTTATCTACTCTGTACACTGCAGATACCCTTTACGGTGTTCAGGTGTATCGTCCTGAAGCTGGATTCGTAATGGCAGTACCATCTGCTTAATCTAAACGGGGGCTTCGGCCCCCTTTCCTCTTTTTAGGCTGAGAATATCTAATGGCTAACTACTCAAAGACAACAGACTTTGCAGCTAAAGATACGCTTCCTGGTGGTGATACCAACAAGGTAGTTCGAGGCTCAGAGTTTGAAACAGAATTTGATGCTATATCGGTTGCAATTGCCACAAAAGCCGATACAGCAAGCCCTACTTTTACCGGCACAGCTACGTTTGCAACGCTTAATGCAACTACTATTGACCTAAATGGCGGTGCATTAGACAACGTAGTTATTGGCGCTAGTACAGCTGCCGCTGGTAATTTTACAAACCTGACTGCAAATGGAACAGTAAACTTTGCTGGCGCAACAGTAACAAATCTTGGAACAATTAGCGCTGCTAACTTAGATGGCGGTACATTAGATAATATTGTTATTGGAGGAACTGGCCCAGCTGCCGCAACATTTACCAGTGTTGTAGCTGCTACCGCAGATATTAATGGTGGAACTGCCGACGATGTTGTTATTGGTGGGTCTACTCCAGCAGCAGGCACGTTTACAGCTTTAACAGCAAATACATCATTCACATCTGGAAATGTAGATATTAATGGCGGCGCTATTGATGGAACTCCAATTGGGGGAACTTCTGCCGCTGCTATTGCAGGAACTACTGGAACATTCTCTGGAAATGTAACGGGTGCTAACTTAGCAATATCTAATTGGAATACAGCTTATGGATGGGGAGATCATTCAGGCCAAGGTTATTTAACCACAGTAGTTTTTGCTAATTTGAATGCTGGTTTGGTAACAACCTCTAGTGAAACATTTGCAAGTAGCGACAGCCAAATACCAACGAATAAGGCTGTTATTGATTATGTAGCGAGTACTGTTCCTACTCTTGCAGTCACAGAGTCATCTGTAACACAGCACCAAGCCGCATTGGCTATTGCTGCTACACAGCTTACAGGAAATATTACCGTCCCAGGGAATGTAAGACTTGCGCCTAGTGGCTCTAACTTTACAGAGCTATTTGGAAATAATAATGCTGGTGCTATTAGGTTTAACTGCGAATCAAATAGTCACGGTGTAACAATAAAAGGTCCACCGCACTCTGCAAATGCTACATACACACTGGAGCTACCCAATGCAGATGGCGCGGCTAATCAGATATTGACAACAGACGGCAATGGCAAATTAAGCTTTTCTGCTCCAGCGGCAGGAGTTTCATTTGCAGGCTTGTACGCTAGAGGAGCATTGTAATGGCAGAAGAAATTAAACAGTTAGTCAACCAAAACTTTACTGGGGCTGACATGACAAACAACAATCAGTTTACTCTGATTAACAATAACTCTAGCACGACCGCTGTTGTAAGAGAGGTGTTTGTTACTGGCGATGATATTGCCGCAGACAAAGCTAAGTTGTTTATTGATAACAATAACATTGAAGTTCTTAGCACATTTGAAAATGCAGCAGGAACAATGGTTGTTGCTCCTAGTCAGAACATGACTATGAAGTTAAATACTGATCTTGTTCCCGGTTCTAAGAATACTACAGCGCTAGATCTTAGAGATTGGAACCAAAGAGGTTCTGGTAGTAGTGGCGACAATTACGACACTATTTCATCAATTGTTACGTTTTCAGGAACTGACTCTAATTTTTCGTTAAAGTCCTCAGCAGGAACAGAAGGCCAAACTAAAACATCTGGCTCATTTTTTGGAAACAATCAAAACTACACATCCGCTGTAAATCAGCAGATGAGTACTAGCCAAAGATATGGTGGCTTTAAAGTTGATGCCAGTACTACTGTTAATTTTAGAGTAGATGGCAATTCACAATCTTCTATTATTTACAACAACAGCTATATAAACCAGACTAGCTACAGTGGTCCTGCGTGTGATTATGTAAATGGTCGACTGTTTTGGAAGCAAGGTGCTCAAATCCGTATGTTTGATCATGTACTTTCTACATCAAACAACAACCACGTATGTAGTAATTTTTATGGCGGTAATTCTACTTATGGCACTGGTGCTGTTTGTTATGACCATACTGGAGACCTATATTACTTTTATTTAATTAGTAGTAATTGCTATGCAAGAAACATTACAGATCATGGAAACCTAACTGAAAGTAGTAATCCTAATACTGACTCTGTTCAAAAATCAATTTCAAGTTTTAGTGCGTCTAATGGCAACGAAAGAAGGCTTGTAGTTGCTTACAATGATTCTGAACAAAAGTTTTATTTTTTACACGGATACGGATACTGGTCTCAGTGGGGCAACTGCATGCTTACTGTTACTTTAAGTGCGTATAACGCGGCAAGTGACAACCAAGGTAATCCAACTAAAACAATAGTTAAGCAAGGAAGCACAGAGGCTAATTCTCTTTATTCTTTGTTTACTGCTGACCATAAAGCCACAATGAATACAGGTGAGTCTGTCTGGTCAATGGAGCATTTAGGAGGGGGCTTTGTTGCGTTCCCTGCTGGTCAAACATCTGCTTACATTTATAAGTGTGAAAACAACAGTCTTACTTTTAAATTTAAACTAACAGGTCTTACATCAACAGGATCTACAAGTTACCACAGACTTATAGTTCCAAAATATGAGTCATCTCGTACTGGAGATATTACTGAAAGCAGTACTGCATTTACTGCCGCTGATTACGATATTGCGGCTCGTGTAAACATTCAGGGTGTAGAGATTACTTGAGGAAAAAACAATGGCATTAACTAAGACAGCAACAGCGGCAACTGGCAGCTCAAGCCCTAAAACCGCTCCTAATAGTATTACTACGGTAAGTTACTATAACAATCCAAATGCTGTAAGTGGTTGGACTACATCTGCTCCACAGGTGTTGTATACGGCCCCTTCTAACTGCACGTTTGCTCGTATTGTAATTCCTTACAAAATGAGAGCCGCTGCGTCTAATGTATCAACTGACTCATTTAAGATTGAAAGTGGAAGCAGCAGTAATTATTGGATGGGTCTTGCTATTGTGAATGACACAAACAGCACAACCGATAACCTTATTAGAAGCTATCACGCAAACACTAGTTATGATTTAAATTTCAATCATTTTCAGAATAACGGTCAATATGATGACAGCAATGTGTCTATCACTAATCCATTTGATGTTGTAGTTAATTCTCAATTTGGTAACTATCGTAGCTTTTTCATTATTCATCAAGACAGATGGATATTAAATCCAGGTGAAAAGTTTGTTGCAACAACAGGTCATAACAGCATACAACAAAGCATTTTCGCTAACTTTGAAGCATGGGTATATAACTAATGAACAAGACATGGATTAATGTAACTGGTACAGCGGTTACCGGATGGGCAGAAGGTCCAGAGCCTCCTTCGGATGAGTGGTTTGCTTATAGCTGGCGTCCCGAAAAGTCACTAGCGGCTTATGAGTATTTAGAAATAGTGGAGACAGTTACAGAGCCTGACCCTGACCCAGAAGCCGCAGAAGGCGCAACTATCTCTGTTGAGGTTAGTAGAGGTTTTAATGTAAGACAACGCGCTGATTGGGAAGATGATCCTGAGTAAGATCCTATGTGGAAGTTCTTATTCTTTATCTTGTGCTTGATACCTACACCTACACATGGGCTATTGGTAGTAGGACAAGGTTAGAGCATTACAGAATTTGCAAATACAAGGAGCTAGATAGCGAATCAGATCAAACGTACACCTGGTATTTACCTTGGCCTAATTCATATTGCGATCCTTACGTTATATATGAGGTGACAAATGATTGACCCAATTACAGCTGCGGCGGCAGCTACGAAAGCATACGCAGGGGTCAAAGCATTTATTGAAGCAGGCAAGTCCATTGAGGATACGTTTTCAGCAGTAGCCAGATGGCAAGGCCATGCATCAGATGTTTTGTATGCAAATAAAAGGCAACAGAAAAAACGAAACCCACTTAAAGATGTGGTGTTTTCAAACTCAGTAGAAGCAGAAGCGGCACAAATGTTTGCCGCAAAGAAAAGGATAGAGACACAGAGAAAAGAACTAATAACTTTATTGCAGTATGCATATGGTAATGAAGGCTTAGAAGAATATCGTAACTGCATGAAGGAAGTTCAGGCACAAAGGCAGAGAGAAGTTTATGCACAACAAGAAGCAAAGGATGCAATAGTCAAATCTTTTTGGATTGCAGTTCTTGTGGGTATAGCTGGCTTTCTAATTGCATTCATTGTCAAGTCAGTAATGGGATAATAAATGTTACAAGCACTATTAGGTCCAGTAGCAGGATTGGCAAAAACATGGATGAACAATCGCCATGAGCAGTCTCAAGCTAAACATCAGGCAAAAATGCAAGTCATTAGTAACACTGCCACCTGGGAAGAAAAGATGGCAGACGCTTCGGCTAATAGCTGGAAAGACGAGTGGTTTGCAATTCTGTTGTCTGCTCCTATCGTCGCTGTTTTGTATGGCGTTGGCTTTAATGATCCTGCTGTCATGGGGCGGGTGCATGATGCTTTTGAAGCTCTCGGCAATCTTCCAGAATGGTACCAGTACCTCCTTTTTATCGCCGTCACAAGTTCATTCGGCATAAGGGGTGCGGATAAACTGATGAAGTTGAGGGCTAAGTAATGCCTAAAGGTAGTGGTGCAGTTGGAATGGGTATGTTTTCTAATCTGAATCAGCCAGCTTATGTTGATCCTGGTCAGATGAGTACTCAGGATATTATTAATACATCAGGTTCAGAAATGGCTGGGCAAAGCACTTATGCCCAACAACAATCAGATAGTGTTACCAGTAGGTATCAAGGTGGAATTGGTGTTTCTGGGCCTATTAATCCAATAACTGGCGCTCCTGCTGGAAGTATTGGCCCTAGTCCTTCTACATCAAATGCTATTGCTAGAGCAGAAATTAGAGGATTAAGACAAGCTTGCAATGGGGCTGGTAATTATTTTGCTGGAGGCATTTGTTATACGGGACAAGCCGCTGTTGATAAGGCAACGCAACAAGCTAATGCTGACTTTGAGGGTGTAAATGAAAAAGGCAAAAAATGGCTTGAAGAACATGCAGATGAAATTGACGAAGATGGAAACTTTGTTGGAGAGGTAACAGGGCAACAAGCAGACATTGCTACTGCTGTAAATGATAAAGAAATTGAAAGACAGCAATCTGTTGAAAATGTTACTGGCGAAGATAGATCAGCACAAATCAACGAGGTATTAGATGTTATAGAAAATACAGTTGCTACTGCAGTTGATGTTCTTACAGATACAACTGCTGATGACACAACTGGTGATGTTCTTTTGGGTGATGCTGGAACGGTAGGTGGCGCATCTGGCGCGCTTGTTAATCAAGAGGGCCAATTTATTGTTGACGAAAATGGCAACTTAGTAATGACC